ACGCGGTCCTATACAGGAGAAATAAGACATGTTCGAAAGCAACTTTCAACGTGTGGTCACTCTATTACTAGATGACCTAGGTGGACCGGCTTCGGTTGAGGTGCGCAATGCACTTCAGCGTGAGGACGCGTTAGATCGCATAGCTGCAATGGCTATAGATCCCAATTCGTACGGCGATGCTGATAATTTCTTCCGAGATTATCAAGCAATCGAACTTTTACGCAAACTTGACCTTCCTGGTTTCCAGGAGAGTCTTGAGAAGAAGGCTTTCGAGACCTTCCTTGCGTGTGAAGCTGATTGTGCCAAGACGAACAGGCGTTTGAAACCCTTTGCTGAAAACTACTACGGTAGTTTAGGCGATGTGGCGACTAGGATGATTCCCTTCATTCAAAGTTGTAAAGATTTCATTGCTGACGTACTTGGACCAATTCCTGCAGAATTGACTCCCTCTTTTGGGAAGGGCGCAACCTACAAGGACACGGTACCGTTGACGACGATACCAGATAAAATGTCAAGTCGTCCTACTGTCACAGATGATTGCTACGCAATCGTCAGGCCTATGTTCGATAGAACAGCCTGGTCCCGCGCAATGTGGGAGTGTGACGGTAGTTGGGCACCGCGCCCTCCTGATTTAGTCCGTGGCAACCGGTTCACAACCGTTCCCAAGGATAATCAGAAAAGGCGTGGTATTTGTGTAGAACCAAGCATTAACGTCGGGTATCAACTTGCATTAGGCGCGCACTTAAAAAAAAGGCGTATCTTAATGAAAGTTGGTTTGGACTTATCAGGTCCACCTAGCGAAAATGTTGCGTCCGTAGGACAGTTGCTACACAGAGAGTTGGCCAAGCAAGCAAGCATAGATGGTAAGCTTGCAACAGTCGACTTGTCCAATGCTAGCGACACGATCAGTCGCGAGTTAGTAAGGCTACTCCTTCCTCAAGCTTGGTATGAGCTCTTGGACGCATTGCGTTCTAAGACCACACTAGCTAATGGCCGGACTTACTATCTTGAAAAGTTTTCATCAATGGGTAACGGGTTCACATTTGAACTCGAGACTCTCCTATTTGCAGCCCTCATAAGTGGCTGCGGTGGGAAAATTGGTGAAGACTCTTTTGTCTACGGTGATGATATAATCACACCTACAAAAGTTGCGATCGATCTCCTTCCTTGTTTGAGGTTTTTCGGGCTAACGCCCAATAAAAGAAAGACCTTTTTAACCGGGAACTTCCGAGAATCTTGCGGTGGTGACTACTTCTTAGGTAAAGCCGTGAGGCCTCACTATATAAAGGAGTTACCAAATGAACCGCAGGATTGGATTAAGTTGGCTAACGGGCTTCGCCGAGTGGGTCGTAATGACCCTGGCGATGTGCTTCGTTGGTATAGGTTTAGGCGCGCTTGGTTTTGCGTGCTTTCAAATCTTCCAACTCATATCCGCAGGTTACGTGGCCCTGAATGGTTAGGGGACCTCGTAATCCACGACGACAGCTGGCCTTCGGTGCTTGGGAGGGACGGTATCTGGCGATGGCGCGCTTACGCGCCCATTGCACAGCCCGTTCCCCTCGAACACTTTCGGCCTTCTGTCCAGCTAGCAGCCGCTCTATTAGGGGTACCTTCGGAAGGCCCCGCCCCGCGCGGAAACGTCGCAGGATATAGAGTGAAGTGGGTTCCCGGTCAAAACGACCGAGACTAGCCTAACCAGCTAGACCCACCACGACTTGGGTACAAGAGAGTACCTTTGGAGCGGTCAAATGACC